CATGGCGTTGGCAGCGTCATGAGGACACAATTGACGAGAGAACTTGTTCTCCCAACAATTATGAGCGAGAAATCGTTCTGGAGAAACGTCAAGAGGGTTGCGTTTGGTGTGTCTGGAGTATATGCAGTGAAAACTGTACTGGATTACCAACGTGGTCTCTTTGGCGCCGCAATCTCCGCCATCGCTGTAGGAGGTTCGATTGCAGTTGGCGTTTACGCTAGCCGCAAACAAGCCGAGCGATCAACTGTTGAAGAGGCAACTCTTCTTAAGCAGAGGGTCGAGGCTGAGTTGATAGCCAGGTCAGATGTCTCTGACTACACCGGAGCGCTTGTCACGCCTGTAAAGGATGATGAGGAAATCGAAACATACGGTGTACCAGCAGATTTGAAGACCATGGTTGAATACCAAGCCCTCGGAAAAGTTCGAACAGACGACGGATTGAAGGATTTGATGCGCTTCTTGGACAAGGAGTGGAACAAATCTGAGCTGAGCTGGTCCACAAAACTGGCTTACAAGCGCGCAGCTACCGTCATCTACTACACAATCCCTGTTGAGGAACAGAGGATGCAGCGATACATCGCGGGTGACGAGACCCGTGCGCTACTCGCGGAACTTGAAGAGTTGCGTCAAGTGCGAGTCAATTCCCAAATGAGGTCGTGGTGGAATCCGCGACGTTATTTGTGGGATTAGGACAGTCGCAGTCATGCGGTTTGTTGTGCGGGGACACTTAAGGAGAAAACATTAGATCCTGAGTGTTCATTGGTCGCGGGTGTACCGCGTTACCATTGTGATTCTGTCATAGAGTATGCCGAGTTGTGTGAGATGCCTTACGCTACTAAGTATTACCTACAAAATGCCTGTAAGTGCAATCAAGTACTAGCAGCCACAAATAGAGTAATATGTAAGTGGCCAGAGGCAACAAACGCTATTAAGTCCCTTCAGTGGGTAGGCAAAGCTCTTAGCAGTTCGCTAGGTCAACGCGAAGTTGTGTCGTTCGATGAGTGGGGAAAGCACTATTCCGGAAGGAAAAGAATGCGTTACCTACGTGCCGTTCAGTCTTTAGAGACGCGACCCATCCAGCGTACTGATGGATATATCAGTGCTTTTGTGAAACTTGAAAAAGTTGAAGATCCTTATAAAGATCCGAGAATGATACAGGCACGAGGTGCCAGGTACAATGTTGAATTGGGAAATTACCTTAAAGCATTTGAGCACGACTTCTACCATCTACGTGGTGAAGATGTTCGAACTCCATTCGGACAGCAATGCTTTCCGTCAGGAAGACTGATGGTTAAGGGAATGGACCAAGTCGGCAGAGCTGCCTTACTAACTAACAAGTGGAACCAGTTCAAAGAACCAGTCCAACTAGCGCTAGATTGTAGTAGATTTGATGGTCATTGTAGTGTGGCATTATTAGAACAAGAACATGCAATGTATTTTCGACTGTTCAATAATGATCCATATCTCAGGAAGCTTCTATCAATGCAATTGAAGAATGTATGTTATACACAAGGAGGTGTTAAGTACAGTGCACT